ATCTAAAGAGTTTTTGGCTTATACAGTAGAAGATCCATATCGTGAAAAGAAGATCAAGCACATCACAAGATTCGCTGATGGGCGTTATCAGATCAAGTTTCGTGCAGTTGGAGGTTTCCAGAGTCGTTATTTGAAACGCTATGGAGCTGAGTTCCATTCAGCTGGAATGTTAGAGCTTCAAGATGTGAAAGGTTATTCTGGTGCAGAATACACCTATGTCTTGATCCACGCTGGGAATAGTGCAAAATCGAGCTCTGGATGTATAATTTTGGGCGATAATCAGACCAATAACCAGATCAAAGAGTTTGGTTGGGTTGGATCATCAAGAAATAATTATTTAAGGACATATCCAATCATTAGAGATGCTCTGCTCAAAGGCGATGAAGTCTGGCTTGATGTTATAGATCACGACAGACCAACAGAGAAAGAACACAACTCAACAGATCAAAACATTATTGATGTAGGTGGAGGAATCTTTTGCAGACAGTGTTCAACCAAATTCACAATCGAATAATTAAGAAAAGAGGACAACAATGGCGAAAAAAACACTTAAAAAATATTATCAAGAGAATCCATCTACAACTGGACAAGGAAGCTTCTTAGATCGAGAAGATATCAAGGATCTAGTTGATGAGGGTATTCAAGGAATTAAAGATGGCATACCAGCAACAGTTGTTGCTCGATGGCTTGTCTCTGAAGCTCCGACTGATCTAAATAGGAAATTTCACACAATAAGACAAGGACTTCTTCATCGTGCCAAAGAAATCTCTTAAAAATTATAACAAGGACAACACAGTCATTAAAGGCGTGGATAAGTCCGAGAAAGTTAAGATCTCCAGAAAAGATGACAAAGCAACTGCAACTCTTCCAGTTGGATCATCAGATATTAATGAAGTCTGGAGAATGTTAGAAGAACGAGGATTCTCTCCAGATGACTGGGAGATCCAGAGTCTAACTGTTAACCAGTGGGAAGCTCCATCAACTGATGGCGTTCAACTGTTTGAACAGACTAAAGCGACACTGAAACAAAAACCAAAGTATTTGGGAGAGTTAATCAGTTCACTTGGATCAATTGGGAGTGCTGGTTTCAGTCCTCAACCAAAGCTCAAAGCGAAAGCTAAACAAGAGATGCTTGTGATTCTCGGTGATCACCAACTGCCATTTCGGAATGAGATATTGACTGAACTCTCCCACTCTTTCTTAAATGATCTTAAACCAGATGGTTTAGTGTATATGGGAGATCTTATTGACTTCCCTAACTTGTCACACTTTGCAACGAATCCAGATTTCACATCTACTGTGCAACAAGGGATTGATCTAGGTCATAGAACACTTAGAGATCTAAAAGACTCAGCTGGTCTAAAAAAGGGATCAGAGATGATCTTTATTGAGGGCAATCACGAAGTCAGACTGAGAAAAGCATTAGTTGAGAAACTCCCCCAGCTTTTTGGTATAAAGAAAGCTGATGTGACTGATGATGAAAAGTCTGTCTTGCATTTAGCTTCTTTAATGAGATTTGATGATCTAGGTTGGACTTATTGGGATGAACCATCAGATGTCTATCCTCATCCAGAATACGAAATCGTTAAGGGACTATTTGCCCGACATGGCAACTTTGTTCGAGCAAAGGCAGGAATGTCTGCACTTGCTAACTTGGATCGTGTTGATGGATCAATAATACAAGGACACACGCATCGACTTGCGATCACTCATCATTCAAGATGGACTGGTCAACAGATGAATTTATATACAGCTATCGAGACAGGAACTATGGCAGATCTTAAAGGTCTTGGTTATTCAAAACAACCAGACTGGCAAGGAGGATTCATAACTCTTGTTGTTGATCGCAAAACAAACACATTTCATCCAGAATTAGTGATCTTTAATGAAGACACGATCACTTGGAGAGGATTCTTCTGGAAATACACAACCAAAGGAATTAAAACAAATTATGGATATTAAGTTGAATATGAATCAGCTGATCGTTGGAGGGCTAGGAACTATCCTCACTGGTCTGGTTAGTTGGTTATTTAATACAGTTAGAGCTTTAGAGCTACAAATGGGCATATTGCAGTCGGAAGTCCAAGGAATGATGGACAAGCAATCAGAGTTATTAGGAATCCTTTCATCAGTTGATGCAGAGATCACAGAGATCATCTGGAAGATCGGTGGCAATGGATGATCGGAAAAATTAAAGATAATCTCGCAATCATAGTCACTTCATTCACACTTTTAGGATCGATCGGTGCTGGTTTATCTACTGCAACAGAGATAGTGAATAAACTACAAGGCATCGATGATCGTATGGCGTTTGTTGAGCGAGAGTTTGGCAAATTAAAAGAAGACACAATGGTCACTTCTGACATATCTGTCTTATATGAAAAAGTCTATCAATTGGAAATGGTCAGCAATCAAGCTGATCAATTTCGTGAACAGGTTGCTTATATGCAGTCTCAATTGCAGACTTTAGAACAAACCATCAGAGATGAGGGTTTTGATACACAGAATAAATATATTCCAGAGAAATGGGAATGGCAGGATCTAAATGATTCGATCACTCGCATAGAGACTCTAAATCAAACCATTCAAAACAAACAATGGGAAATTGATGATCTAAAGACTCGACTGGCGTATCTAGAAGCAAACAATCACAACCATTAGGAGAAAAAATGTTTAAAGATTTAGATTTTAAAGATCTCGGAGAGCGATCAATCGCAACATTTGTCGAGACATTTATTGCAATGATAACAGCTGAAGCACTAACAGGAAGCGATGGAGATCTACTTAGATCAGCTTTTGTTGGTGGATTAGCTTCTGTCTTGTCACTGCTTAAAACAGTTATGAAAAACTATAATGCAAAAAAATAGCGATCCAAACTTCACTCAAAAGGAGCTACTGCAAATGGTCTTAGAGAAGATCGATAAAATTGAAGAGAAGTTGGATAATAAGCTCGATAAGTCAGAATTTTATAAAGTATTAGGATTGATGGCAACATTGATCCTTATCTTCGCCAGTTTTTCTATGTAGTTAAACAATAAAGGAGATCTGATGTTTAAATGTCCGATTTGTCTTCACGCTAGTTGTTCTCTTAGATGGAACAGACTCATTAATGCACTTGAGTTGCATTGTCACAGGTGTGGTCGTGGAACAAAAGTTCTGTCAGATGATGCTAAAGAAATACATTAAAATTTATTAAAAGGGTGGATTCTTCTGCCCTTTTTTTGTTTTTGTAGAGGTTTTTTTTGTCTTAGGTTTATATAGCTCATTAGCTTTGTGCCAGAGATAATAAACTTCCTTTTTAGTTGATTCATCATCATACTGTTTGTCGAGATCATCTAGGATCTCAGATTCTTTCATCTCTAAAAATAAATTAATCCATTGTTTTAAATATCCACTGTCTTTCATAACTTGCTTTTCAGTTAATCCTTTTCCTTGTAGGTCTGAAGTTATTCTTCTTAATGAAGCTCTCTCCCACAACAAATCTTTTGGATCTTTTATCTTCATATCAGTTGTTTGCAAAATTATATCTGGAGTTGGAAATCTCGAATCAAATTCATTTCCAAATAAAATAAAATCGTTTAGAAAAGACATTATCTCAGAATTTGTTAGTGGTCTCCACTGAATATCTGGGAGATGTTTTAAATTTGCTCGATAATGAGCATTCGACAATCTTAACTGGAGGAGATAATAAGAATGTTCAGTGAAAACTTTAAGAACATCTTTCCAGTGATTTTTGACAAAAGATGGTTCATCAGTCTCCTTTTCCTCCCAGTATTTAATCCCCTTGTTATCAATGCTGATTCCTTGTTCAGATAACCAGAAAGCAAGTTTGTTTTGTGATAAACCACATAAATATTGTCTAACATAAGCAAACCTCTGCTGAATGGTGTTAATCTCAATCTTCTTTTTCATTGACCAATCCTCAGTTGCAAATTCTGGATCATTAAAATAACTTGCAACACCATTGACTTGTCCAAAATGCATCATCACAACTTTTTGAGTTTTTTTAAGACCAAGCCATTTCTCATCAAAGAAATGTTGTGCCTTGTTTGAATACTCTTCAAGTTGTTGCTTTGAATGTTTAGATGGATAAACAATTGATCTAGGTTCTTGATTGTTATTATGAAAAACAATTGCAGAGATGTATGAACCATCTCCATTTAGATTTTGATCAAGTTCACTTATATGATCTTTGTCAGTGACATCATACCAAACAACAAATGTATTCCAGTTTTTCGCAAGAGACATTGATCCAAGAAACTTAACCTCAGCGAGAATTGATTGTTGCATATCATAAGTTGATGCTGTCTTAGTTTTATCAAGATATTTAGCAAACCTTTTAATTGCTGGTGTTGATAGATCAACTTTTGTCTCTAGTATTTCTTTTTCAGTTGTTGGCTTGGTCATCTTTTTAAGCAGACCTCTAGTTGGATATTTCTCATAGGTTGAAAGCATAAGACTGATGATTCGTTTATCAGTTAAAGAAGCATACATTGTGTCAATGCCCTCTTGGTATAGATCATCATCCCAACCAGTGACAATGTTCTTCCAAGCATTTGGATCAATGCCCTCAGCTTTTATCTTTGAACTTTGAGCATTAAATATAAGATTCTGAAATTCAATATCTTTTTTGTCTCTATCTTCCATACAGGAATTGTTGCAGAATTATTTAGTTTGTCAAGAGTATAGGTATAAAGAAAATTTCTTGCCTAACAATGCCATCATAATGACACATAGGTGTTAAAGTATTTATTAGTTAGGTAGAAAATATAGATTCTACCTAGCTAGGAAGACAAAGGGGCAATGTGGTTTTCACACTTGCCCTTTTTAATTATAGGAGATTGAAATGAAAAGATTGCTCTCAGTCAAAGAGATTATGGAGATCACAGGTTGGTCTAAAGCTTTCGCATACAAACTCATTAATTCAAACAAACTTCCAGCAATCCCAACAAATTCAGAAGAGAAGCTCCTCCCAATTCGTGTAGAGATTTCAGAACTAGAAAAGTTGATCAAAGGTGGTGCTGATGTCTAGCAAAGCAAAGCGTGATATTTGGTATCAACTGGATGCAAGATTGTTTGAAAAATTTGAAGTGATGCGAATAGCTCAAGCATTAAAAATAAGTATTAACGAAACAGTTGGAGCATTGGTCAGACTCTGGTCAATATCCATAACACAGTTTCCAGAGGGCAAAGGAGAACTTGTCGCTGGAAAATTAAAGGTGTCTGTCCAAGATCTTCCAGTCATTATGGCATTGGAGAATGATGGACAAGCAATATTTGATGCTCTTGCAGAGTGTCAATGGATCGAAGAGCGTGATGGGATAATTGTCATCCCAAAATGGGATATGAAAATTGGTCAAACCATTATCAAGCTTGAAAAAGATCTCGAACGAAAAAGAAAGCTGGAGGATTAATTATATGTCAGACTTAGCAAACTCCAGCTCTTCTTGGAAAGAGACTGTCTATCCAAAGATTAAAGATGCAATTTTTGAGAAGTTTGTGGATCTAACTCAAACAGATCTACGAATGAGCGAATCTCAGAAAAAGGGCTTTTTTAGAGCTTATCACGATCTAGTTGCACAAGAACCAACTCTTGAAGAGATGGATGTTGCATTCACCTCATACACCGCACACTTTGATCACATACCAAGTCCTTTTGCGTTTTCTAAACACTTCAACAGATTTCGATCTGGAATTATGCCAAACCAAAAGGGTGAAACTATTAAAAAAATTGAGAAACAACAAAAAGAATTAAAAATGTTGCAGTGGATCAAGGAAGCAGAGGCACAAGATGAGTAGAGTCTCTTTAAACGAATCTATCCAGTTCCTTAAGTCCATAGATGTTTGGCACGAGTTTAAATTCAGTGATGAACAACTTATGCGTGTTGCTCCAGAGCTTCAAGACTTTGGTCGTGAGGTTTTAGCTAGAGCATTAGAGCTAATCAAAACAATGGAGAAAAAACCGACACCAGCAAAGATAATGCAGATGTGTCGTGATCAACAGGTCATTATAAAAAGTGAACGAGCATTGGAAACAAGTCCAGAGGAAGATCCCTCAACTTGGATGACATCAAAAGAATATGCTCAGTCACAGGGATTTCCAACGCTAACTGCCCTAATAAAGCACAAGATAGAGGAGCAACAAGCTTCCGAGGTCGAGCAGACTAACACTGCCCCACAGTCATCTCTGCTCGATCCCTCTATCGAAAATGTTATTGATAGTCTGGAGGATTCTGCGTGAAAAAGAACTCTAAGACTAGAGAGAACCTTGAAATTATATTGAGCTTTTTAGAAGTTGTCTCAGATGCTGGAAAACCAAAACTTTCAAACAATAAACTTGAGAAGAGTGTCTCTGGAACAAGAGACAACTCCCCTTATGACTACAACTTTGCATTCTGGAATGGAAAAAAGCAATCAGTTGAACGCAAGATCTCTGATCTAGCTAAGTTCTGTCTTAAAACTATTGCTCCAGAAGAAAGAAAATCTGTCTCTAAACAGTGCAAAAGAAAAGATTGTGATCTTAAGAACAAAAGAGTTGAGATAGCTCAGAAGTTTTGTGCTGGTTGTGGGAGAAAGTATGAATAAAATCTATACAGCAAACAGATCAAATGTTATAAATATTGAATATGGGCTTGAGAGACTTAAAGGAGAAGCTCAACAAGAGAATTGGCAGAGAGCCAAAAAACTGCACATTCATCTCATCTCTGGTGTTGTTTGCAGAAAAGAAGCTCTTGAGATTTATCCTCGATTTCAAAAAATATCAAAACCAATTTTTGACAAGGACTGGGATCAGTTAAGTAGTAAATCTCCATATTTTTTAGAGAACAAAATTAGCTTAGGCAAAAGAAGAGGGACTTGTTCTTGTAGATGCTCCCTCGAATATATTGCAGATGAAGTCCTTTATGGTGGTGGCTTTCCAAAAGTTAAACCAAATCCTTTTCTTGGTCTAAGGCAAGAAGAAGATTATGGATATCGATTTGATGGAGAAGATCCAGTCAAAGCAAAACTTCCTCCATTCGTTTTTTCAACAAGTCAAAAATTAATCAAGGAAGCTTAAGGAGGTGAAATGAACCAAAAAATTGATCAAGCACTTAGACAAATAGAACTATCAAAGAAAGCAATTAGTGATGCAGAACTTATTCTCGCTGATCTACTGCAAGAAGATAATGTTCCAAGTGTTATTGAGCCAGAACCAATGCAACAAGTCAAAGAAGATATGAAAGAAGTTGGAATGGAGTTCACAGATAAAACTCCTCCTCGAACCGATCTTCAGTGTCCTTTATGCACTTCAAAAGTCTATGACAATAGACCGAACAAAGAATCTGGTCAATATAAAGCGACAGCTCCAGACTTCAGTTGTTCTAATAACAATGACTGCTCTGGTATGACACAAGGAAATCAAAGAATGCTTAGAAAAGCTTGGTGGTTAGATTCAAAAGATCTACCACAAGACTGGATCAATACAACTGTGCCAGTTAGTGCCGATGATGATCGTGTTGTTGTAGATCCACCACAAGAGAATGCTGAAGACATCGGCGTTCCATTTAACTAAATACCTAGGAGGTAGAGATATGTCAGAGATTGACAAAGACAGGAAGAAATTCCAAGAACCATACAATTTGGATCATTTATTTGATCCACTAACAGATATGGATGACTCAGACAGCAAAGTCTTTATGGCAGAGACTGAAGAGGAAGCACATAAGATCCTTTTTGCTTATGTTAATAAAGAGATCAAGAAAGTCTGGGATCAGAGCATAAAAGCGTTCAGTGAACTTGATAGCTTAACAAAGAAAATCGGTTCGGTTAGTGAATGGAAATTGGCTAAGACTGTATATAAAAAAGATGACTGGATCGCTACACAAGACAAGATTGCGATGACAGATATTGGAAGTCTTGATTTTTATCAAATTAATAAACTGCAAGATGAGGTTGATCAGTATCGATTGCAAGTTGCTATTGAAAAATTTCAACACATAAGAAATATAAATAAAAACTTAGATGATTTGAGTTTTGAATTAACTCACATAATCAGTCACTTGTCAGAAATTATAAGCGATCCAGATGCTATTGAAGTATTTGAACGCAAAGAGGGAGAAGCTCCCTTTTAACGACTAACAACAAGCTGATCAGTCCATAATTGCCCAATTGTCTTCTGGTCAGCTTTGTTGCATTATATGAACAATGAACTTTTGCCTCTTGGAGAGGTTAAGGAATTAATAAAAGATCCAAACTATCGTTGGCGAGATCGTGCCAATTGTCTTGGTGTAGATGTCAACAGCTTCATTATTGATCGAGATGCTAGAGGAAAGAAGATCGAGAAGATCTATGAGAAAGCTCTCTCCTACTGTGAAGACTGCGATGTCAAAGCTGAGTGCCTCGCATTCGCTATTGAATACAAATGTTTGGATGGTGTCTGGGGAAATCTTCTGCCAGATCAAAGAAAAGGACTGCACAATCATAGAAAGGTGCGTGACTTATTAAAGGAAAGAAAAAGAAAGTGATGAGTGACAAATATAGATGCCAATCTTGTCATTCGATCCTAAAAAGAATAAATGAATCAAATCAATATTATTGTGATCAACCAAGCTCTCAATGTGTCGATTCTCTTCGTGTTTTTAACATAATTTAATCTCAGAGCGACCATAGAGCGACCAAGAGGTTTTTTCCGACTATAATGAATATTATGGAAGTTGAGAAAACCAATAAACATTGGGCTTTTAAGGACTTTCTAATACTTGAAACAGATGTGAATACCACCTTGTCGATAGTTTTTAGAGGTTTTTTTTTAAAGCTCATATTTGAAAGTCTAATTGAACATTGGTCTTTTAAGTCTATGGATTCTCTAATTTCTATGCTGATTCGGAATGAGAGCGACCAAAGAGCGACCATTGACACATCAGCTTCATAATGAAAGGAAGTAATTAAATGAGGAATATTATGAATCCGAAAGAAAGAAGTCCACACAAGGACACTAGAGGAAAGAAAGTTCGTTGGAAAGCGAGTTATTCAATTGAGGTTGATGGCAAAGTAGTTCGCAAACAGATCGGAACTTTTGACACTCAAGCTGAAGCAAAAGCTGAAACAACAAAGAAAGTATCTGAGTTAAAAGCTCTCTATGACAATGAGGTCATTATCTCTGATATGACTTTGATCCAGTTCTTAGAAAAAGAATGGAGATCTTATAGAAGAGAAAGAATGGTTGATCGAGGTGACACTGATCGCTTCATTAGATTAGTTGAGAAGACTTCATTGGCAGAGGTTAGATTGAACAAGATCAATGCCCAGTCACTAAGAAGATTCTGGCTTGAGATTGAGGACATTGTTATTGATAAAGGTTATTCAAAAAGCTATCCCTCTCACGCAAGAGGACATCTCAATTCGGCTCTCAACTTAGCTGTTCAGAAGTCTTATATGGCAGACAATATGAACTATAACCTTAAGGGCAAGACTGAACGACTTAACAAATTAGCAAGAGAACAATCTGCAAAAGCTAAGTTCGACAGAACAAAGAAGATCTGGACACCAGAACAGGTTATGAAGTATCTTCCCTTATATAAAACAATGAACAAGAAGCCAAAGAATGTCGATCCGATAATGTGGTGGGCATTTATGACCATTGGTCTCTATACAGGATTAAGAAGAGGTGAATTGTCTGGATTAAGATTCTCTGATTTCGATCGTGAAAAAAGAGTTCTCACAGTTCAAAGAAATGTTCAAGTTAAGAGTCAACCTAGAGAGATCCATATTGTGGATCCTAAAGCTGGATCATTCGGTGATGTGAGCTATGGTGATGAGGTTGAAGAGGTTTTGGATACCTTGGAAATGTATCATCAGATGAATGGCACTATTGACAATGAATATCTGTTGCAATACAGATGGGGTGGGTTAATTGATCCTACTTATTGGACACAGATGTTCAAGAGAGTTCAAAAGATTGCTGGGATTCCACATTCAGAAATGCTCCCCTCTGCTCACTATATGAGACATACTCACTTGAGTCTTTTGTCTTTTATGGGCTTTTCAATTAAAGAGATCCAAGAAAGAGCAAGGCACACAGATCCAAGAACAACTTCTGAATATTATATTCATTTAGTAGAGGGAAAAGATAAAGAGATGGCAGACAAATTCTCTGAGGTATTGAATAAAGAACGAGACTAAATTAGACTGATGTGACTGGGGGCGTTAACTCAGTCTGGCAGAGTGTCACCTCGACAAGGTGAAAGTCATAGGTTCAAATCCTATACGCCCCACAAGATCTGTCTTTCGTGATTTTGAACCAATCTTAATTCGATGGACAGATCTATTGATCTTTATTCATCAAACAAAAAAGCGATCGGTGTCTGATTGCGTGATCTTTGTCTTCTTTCTGATGGTTTTTGCAGACATTCATTGCAAGTTGGGATCTTATCTGGATATAAAAGGAAGCGTTTGCCACACATATCGCAGTCAACTAATCGCTTAGTGTTGTCATGTTTGTCATCATAAGGCAGTGCTGATCCCATATAAATAATATAACAGAGACCACTGACATTTCTTTCCAAGGAATTTCCGAGGAAGTTCCAAGGAATGTCCAAGGAATTTCCATACCTTTTCCAAGGAAAATCTGACATAAGATAAGATAAGACTAGATAAGATAACATCAAGATAAGAGAACATAAGTTATTGCGTCAGCTGAAGCTGACAAATATAGTCAAGCCCTTGAGAAGCAAAATAATCAAGAAATATGGGCAAATTTTTAAATGAGTGACACTTGGGTGGTATTGTTATATTAATCATCCAACAACTATCTCTTGGAAACCTCTTATGATCAACGCAACAGAACATCCCTCTTATAGTTATTTAGCTGAGTTGAATGCTGATGCAGTTATCTTGCCAGAGTTCACTCCAGCATATTTAGGTGTCGGAACAAATGGAACTAAATCAATTGCAGTATATGACTTCAGTCAATGTGT